AGAAGCTTAGATAGCCATTTCAGAAACTTAACAAACCCTGTTCCTGTCTCATATATCTCTATGAGTCCATTAACAGCATCTTCATGAGCTATCATCATCTTGTTCTGCTTTGCAATTAGTTTACCTTGCTCATTAACGCTTGCTCTAAGGCTAATGACTTCACTACTAAGCTGTCTGAACCCTTTGTCAAACTTAGATACGGCATCATCAACCTCTTCCTTTAGTTCATCTAGCGTACACATTGCACATCATCCTTGTTACGATGCAGTTGTTACGAAAGCCCCACCTTGACCCGACCTTGGAAGTCAGATATGCCGTGACATTATCACTACGTTTCATCGCTTTAATATAAATCATGCCAAGCGGCATGTTGTCAATCGGTACGGCTTGAAACTCGCCGTGCCTGTAAATATAAACTATCCCATCGGTGCATATCCCATAGCCACCAAGCGGCTTTGGATCAATCAGAGAGTGCAGGAAGCCAATGAAGTTGTCCGGCTTGTGAGCGCACCAATACACATAATCTGAGCTAACCTTCTCTGTCGGCATGGTGTACGGGCGATATATAGCCCATAATATCCATGACCCGAACATAACCACGTTGACAATAATCGGAACAGAAAACACATCAGCGATATAGGATAGCGCGAATATGAATGCTGCCGACTTCTCCATCAGTCTAGCGTAAGGAATGAAGCAAAAAACCAGCGCCCATGCTATGAACAACTGAGCGTTAAGGCTTATTGCATACGCATCTATTGAATCACTTAACCAGAAGTATTGACCTGCAACGATTGACGCTGCAATGCAAAGTATGGTTCTCATTTACCTTTAGGCTTTGGCTTCCTTGAGCCGATGTTCTTGGTAGTGCCTTTAGGCTTTGGTTTACTTGCCATGATGAATCTCCTTTACCATGTAATCGCGTTTACTTCTGCAACTGTGGCAGCAGCTTCAAGCGCGTCTTTCTTCGTGTGTAGGTTGGAAACAGCGGTGAACTTCTGAGTTGCGACAGCAGTTATTAAGCCGTCAAAGTCTGTCCATGTGAATGCAACATTTACGTTTGCCTGAGTGCGCCATGTGAAGCCTACAGGTAACGCGCCACCAGTGCCACGATAAACACTCAGCTCTTCCATGTTCTCGCGTGCTGACTTGTCTGCCTGGTATGTGTTTCCGTTCCATACAACATCGGCATTTGCAGCGGCATCATAAGCAGTATCAAGCTCGGCTTTCTTGGCAAGCTTGAGAGGCTGCAAATCTACTGATTCAGACAAAGAGCCACTTGAGACCAACCATGATGCAGCGCCGCCACCTGGATCTAATGAAGTGAAGGCGTTGCTATATGAACCGATAAACGCTGCAACGTGTGCATCTGCCTCTGCCTCAGTAGCAAACTCACTGAACTTCGTTACCCTATTATCCAAATCATAATCTAAAACTGCTACATACATATTAAGCTCCGTATTGGATGTTTATCTTGCCAGCATCAAAAGCGTCTGAGCCACCAACTGTTGTGATCCTTAACTGTGTCAGTGCCGTTGTTAGAGACTTAGAGCCTCCAGTAAAAGATGATGCAGCGGCGTTGGAATATCCGACACAACCTTGAGCAACCCATGTATTTGTAGATTCGTCAAGAAGTGACAACACAATAGCCCCGTGGATTACGGTTGTCGCAAGGGTGGTTGGTGTGACCCCAATGCCTGTTGTGAATGCTGTGTCGCCACCATTAAAACTACTTGCACCAAGATACCCTGATGTTTCAATGCCGCCAGAATCACCTAGCTGTAGCATGTAGTTTGATGTTCCGTTGGTTGATACCCCATCGAACATAACAGTAATCTTCTTTGTTCCAGCTGGGATGCCACTGAAATCAATGCTTGTGCCTGAAGTTGATGCTTGAGGTGTTCCAAGTGTTATTGAATCTACAGACGCGATAGCCGTTCCATCTGCTCTTGTGTATGCTATGCAACGCCAATTCCCAGCCGCGTCCTCTGCCTTGAATATAGCCGAGTCGCCTGCCGCAGTCGTGATGTTCGCACCGCTTGGAAGAATCAGCGCTGTTCCATCATGGGTGAGCGTGAGCGCACCATCAAATACCACGACTCTCTCAACACCAGCCTTGAGAGCAGTGCCAAGACCTGTGATGGTAGTGGTTCCTGTGATGTGTACGAAATCGCCTGTGGCTGCTGCAATATCAGTGGTTGTTGCCGATGCTAAAGCCGTTCCCTCTGCGCTGTACCCATCTCTAGGCAATGCGCTTGATGTAGGCGTTAGAATAGACACTGAAACAGCAGACAAGCCAGTAGCAATCGTGCCTGCGTTATCAGCGATAACGGTTACAGTTGTGTTTGGAGATGAGTATGAAACAGCAGATACATAGCCGTATTTAGTGCCGCCAGAGTCAGTGTATTGGACACGCCTTTCAACAATGAATGTTCCTGTCTGGTCGCCTGATACGGTAAACTGAGTGCCACTCAAGCGCGTTGGAGTCATGCCTGTAGCAAGCCATTGTGACTGAGTGCCGCTGTTATCAGTTACGCCTACTACGTTGTCAAGCGTGATAAACGGTGAAACTGGTGGATCAGTGTCAGCAGCAGTTGTGACCAGAATCTTATACTCAACCGCTTCGTCAAGCCATGCGCCAACGTAACGCCCTGATGAGTCACAGACAATCGGGTTAGCGTGAGCTGTGCCGCCTGCTGCGTCAGTGTACGATGCAAGCTTAGTAGATGAGCCTGCTGAGTATGTGAAGATCTGAGCGCCGGATATTGGTGCGCCGTTGCTGTCTAAAATCTGTAGTGGTAATGGTGCTAACTTTTTCGCCACGTTATTTCTCCATGTTAATTTCTTTGATCGCGCCAGGAGCGCCAACAGCAGCAGTTCCTGATAAAGCGCCAAGCACTCTCATCCCTGTCGCTTGCTCTGCCGCTTCTCTAATCATTCTGTTTCTTGATACAAGAGCAGCTTCTAAAGCAACATCAGGCTTTAGGAACAGTTCAGATAGCTCTGCTGATGACCTTGCCGCTTTTGGTGTTCTTGATAGGTATGCCGCTGCAATCTTGTCGGCATCTTTGCCAGCTCTTACAACCGCATCTGCAAATTCAGCATTTCCCCTTGTTAATCTCTGTGCAAGCTTTTTAGATACCTGACCGATTAAAGGAACAGCCATTGCTCCTGGCCCACCAAACATAGCACCGCCTGCACCAGCGCCGACAACTGCGCCAAGTTGGTTCATTGCTTGACCCTCAGAGAATCCGAACCTGCCAATTAGCTTCGCTACATTTGCAGAACGAGTACCCTGAACTACCTGCTTCATGGCATTGATTTCGTCAGGCTTGAAAAAACGTGCTTTTTTCTTGTTGTTTAGTATCGCACGAAACTGAACACGCAACCCATTCTCTAGCCCTGTAGCTTGATCGCCAGCTTTAGTCATTGCCTCATTAAGAAGCTCTGACCGTCTAGCCCTACCCCACAGTTCTCTAGCAGCCTTAAACTTTCTTGTTGCTGCTTTCGCGCCATTTCCCCTAAGTGCTTTAGAACCCACAGAGTCTAGGAACGTATCAATCTCATCAACAATCATAGCACCTATTCTTGAATCGGCCTTGTTTAGAACATCGCCAGCAGCGTTCTGTGCGACCTTCCTAAGATTGTCTATATCTCCTAGCTTTCGCGCAGATTCAAGGTCTGTTGATAACCTACGCATAGCAGCGAATGATTTTGGTGTTATGTCAGGATCAATCCCCTCTTTAGCCACCATTGATTCAATTCGTGATTTAAGTGAATTAGATGTGGCCTTTGGAAGTGTTACCCCTGCATCATCAATCTCTTTGTAAACAGACCTTGATACTTCCTTAATTCGTTCAACCTCTGGAGCAGCTGAAACAGTTGCACGCTTCACAGCCCTTGCTTTGCCTGCGTTCTTGATTGATGAAGCTGATTTCATGCCGCCTTTAGCCAATCCATAGCCAAGAGCCTCTATCATAACTGTTGGGATGGTAGTTGCAGCAGCAGCTAGAGCTGGGCTATCTGTGGCCTTAAACACTTCATCACCAAGATATGACTCAGCACCTTTCATTGCTTCTCCGATTGGAGCCAACGCCTCACCAACAGATTGTAGCCCTTGCTTACCTGCTTCTGTTCTAGGCTTATATGTTAAAGCTTCTCTGGTCGATTCTACTGCCTTTGCTCCAGCGCCCTGCTCTGCTACAGGGTCGCTTGCCATTACAATACCAGCAAGACCAGCAATAGGCTCTGCAATAGCACCGCTAATCACAGCGGCAGTTGGCTCTATAAATGATGCTCCTGGGAATGATGCTCCTTCGTCTTGAACCCCAGTAGAAGGTACGCCAGCCAATCCGCTATTCTGTCCGTCACCCATCCAAGCGGCTTGCTGAACACCATCAGCACCACCAGTGCCGTTAGCACGTCCATCAGAAGTTGTTCCATTTCGCCCTCCATCAATGTTAGTTATATTCTTGCCTTGAAACTCTTGTGATGCTCTCTGCGTAACCATCTCAGGAGTTGCGTCATCTGGCACACCGTTATAGACATGCGTTGAACCGTCATCGAATGTTAGCGTTACGTTTCTTGCCATTACCAGTTACTCACTGAAGGCATGTTGCCGCCCTGCTTGGACTCAACCTGATTCCTTGCGCCGCTTTTTCCTTTAACGCCCTTTTCCTTCATCCATGATGCGACTGTGTTGCCTGGAGTGGTTAGATACCCAGCAGCCTCTTCTAATACATCAGCAAGCTTGGATTGCGCATCACGCTTCTCAACAAGCCACTTGCGTAGCTCTGCTGGCTCAAGGTTTGTTGGCAAAGCAGTGCTTAGTGCCATGTTTAACTCTGCTTCAGACAGTGCGCCAAAAGTAACAGAACCAATAACATCTAAACCAAGTCTATTCTTCACGTTATCGAGCTTAATTGATGCAGCCCTGAAAGACGGGAACTTAGACTGAATAACGCCTGTCTCAGCCCCGCTATCAATGAGGTCAATAGCTTCATTTAGTGTACTCATGTTCTTTCTTGCAGTTCCCATGTCTTTATAGGCTTGTAGTCCTATTTTTGCGCCTCCTTTACCTAGCTCCCTCTCGCCTGCACGCAAGCCCTGAAGTTCCGCTCCACGGTCTTCAGCAGCCATCACTAGTTTAGCATCGGCTTCTTTTGCTGGCACTGTCTCTACCTTTCCGCTCTTGTAAACGATCTGAACAAGACCACCTGGAAGCTGCTTTGATGACTGTACTTGGTCAGCGCCTTCAGCGCCGCCTGACTGACCCCTCAAGGCTCTCATGCCTTCAATGTCTGGAGTTTGACTGAACCTATCAGCAAGCGATGGAACTACTTGGCTCAAATACTGAACACTTGCCTGATATTTAGGCGTAATCTGTGCCAATGCCTGCTCTGGCCCAACTTCCTGCTCAAGCTTCTCATATTCAGTTAGGAGCGTGTCGTTTGCATCTCTAATCATAGCAATCTCATGCTTCTGCAATGATGGTGGCTGATTACCTTGCGCCAACTTCTGCTCTGCGCCCTGAATCTGTAGTTGACCTAGTCTATTCTGTTGAGATGCCTGCTGACCTTGCTGGAATGATGTCACTGGCTGTGCCAACCTAGACTGTAGTGGGATGTTTGCATCAAGTGCCATAATTATTTACCCCATCCTTGCTTCTGCCCATAAAGAGACATTCCTTGCCCTAGAGCGTTCTGCCAAGCGTTGCCAGCACCTATGGTTCCGGCTGCCTGTACATTGCCAATTCCCTGCATAGTGTTTCCAATGCTCTGCCCTGCCTGCATAGAACCTGCACCCTGAGATGCGGCAGCGTTCTGGCCTTGCCCTGATAGTGCAGCCAAGCGATTGTACGCTGAACCAAACTCCTGAGATGCCAAGCCCTGATTGTAACGCATTCCCTCTTTAAGTGCTGCGCCGGATAATGCATTGCCTCTGGCTAGTAAACTGTTCTGTAGTGCCTTGTTGCCCTGCTCACTTCTGAACTGTGCGCCTGGATCCATTGCGACCAAGTCTGCACCAGCCTGTGCTGGGTCATAGTTGGCCTGCGCTTCCTGCTGTGCTGCTAACTGGTTCTGATAATCAGCCTGTGCAGCATCATATCCAGTCTGGTCAAATGTCTGAGCCTGTGGCTGCTGACCTGCATAAGCCTGACCTCTTAAATACTGCTGACCCTGAAGCTTGTGGTAACGATGCTGTGGCTGCGCTCCGGCTGGCTGTGGTGCAAGACGATTAGTCGCCTGCACTCCACCACTCATAAAGTCAGCACGATTAGGCTGAGACAAGCTTAACCCTGATGATGGGAACCCATACAGCGCGTTAAGCCTGTTTAGAGCCGATTCACCCTGCTGTCGCCAAGGCTGTAAATCCGCACGCTGCTGACCTGCCATCTCTCTCTGAAATGCAATAGACTCTCGCCCTGCCGCTGCCTGCTGTGCTGCCGCATCTCCAGCCGCATCTGAACCCATCATGCCGCCCAATAGTGAGCCGCCTATCATTATTGCATCATCTATACCAAACATATAAAGCCTCTCAATTCATCGTTACCATTACTTTGTAAGTTGCGCTTGCAGGGTCAATAGCGCCTGCTGTCGCGTTCGTAGCCCTGATTGTTACCGTATCATCTGCGCTAACGTGAGCATCCCAACTGATGCCGCCATCAAGCGTTGCAGGAAGTCCAAGTGCTACAATGTCATTTGCTCTTGCGCCTGCTACTGTCACATTGCTTGTAACCGTAGTTGCGGCTGCAATCGAGCCGAAATCAATCACGGCTGATACGAACTTTGTGCCTTTTATCTGACCAACACCTGTCCAGATGTCCATGAAGAAATCAACCCACTGCCTAACAGCTTTACCATCTTGGGTGATTACTGGAATATGAAACTCTGGCCTTCTCATTTCGCACTCAGACCGTTAATAATCCATTCTACTGGGTCAGTCATGCGAAAGTGGAATACATGATCCCTTGCCATGCCTAGCCGATTCCATTTAGCGCGTGTCTTGTACTTGCCAATCTTGCCAACATCACGCCACTTCTCGTTGCCGTATGTGTAGCCACCGTCATTAGAATGACGCATCATAATCTGTGGGTTGACACCCTGCCCCGTATCAGTGCCAATTCCTCTGGACATCACAGCCTCAATCGAGTCGATGAAGATTCGCTCCTCATCATTGCTGATGTGGTTCGTGTAAAAGTCACGTTGAATCGTTACACCATTATCAGTGTAGGCAGCGTGTGATAGCGAGTAGATGCTGCCGCTCTGGTAGTCGCCAACCAAATGTTTACCCCATGCATAGAAGTAAGCGTTGGGAACCCAGCGAGTGTCAGCCTGATTAACCTTGCTAGATCGCTCATGCCATAAATTAGTTGATGAGTCATAAACCCAAGTTTTGCCAGCAGTAGGGAACGTCAACACGTAAAAGCTGTGACCTTCCTCTGAATATGAGAAGCCCCATGCGTCACTGATTACAGAATAGCTATCAATCGCAAACTCAACCGAATGATTAGAGATGCGCTGTGGCTGGTAGCCTGTCGCCTTCACAACCATCTTCTCACCGCGCTCTGACTCAGCAAGCCAGAATACGGAGTTATCAGCCTTTGACACGCTGTTAGGTGCTGCGCAGCCATGCTCCATATATGTGCGATATGCAAACGGGAAGTCAGCACCACCTGAGTTGTACCAAACTTCAGTAGAATACTCACCGAATAGCCATAGCTCTTTATGGTCAACGAAGCAACGGAGAATGCTGTCAGGATTGCCCTCTGCGCTTGCAAAGTCTAATGCATCCCATGAAGTGCCATCGTAAGCCGCTGATATGTTGAACTGGTTAGTATCTGCATTCTCAACAATGAAGAATCCATCCAAGAAGTCTACAAACTGGCAACCATTCGGGAAATCTGCATCACCAATCTGAGCGAACGTAGTTGTCGAAGGCGTGTAGATATAGCCGTTCGTGCCATCAACAATCATTAACTGAGTGCCGTTATTGGACATGGACACTCTACCTGATGTGGTGTTTAGCGTGCCTCTTGACGTAGTTGACCCTGCTGAATTAAGCTCATACAGCGTGCCAGCCGATACAAAGTAGGATAAACTGCCCATCTGCTCTGCGCCACGAATTGCACCAGCAACTGAAGCGAATAGATTGAGTCCAGGAGTCGCTACAAGCGATGCCACGCCCTTTGATGACTGCGAGTTAAGCTCTGGGTACAGATTGATAAAGCGGCGCGTGTCAATCGACTTGCTGCGCCCTTCATATCCGTTCAGTAGATCAATTTGCATTATCAGTCTTTATGTTGCGGCTACCTGTGCCGCCGAATACAGCCGCCAAATCTTGAGCAGCTAGGATAGGTCGTGAGTTGATGCGCTTAACTGCGCCCTTGGACTTCCTTGCCCTCTCAACTACTTCAGCCGGAGCCTGAACACCAAACTCAGATGCAAGCGCAATGGCTAGGTTAAAATCAATGGCATTTACATATCCAGGTGGAAGCGAGACTGTATCAGTCAACGCTGCAACACTGAACGGTATGCGAGTGCGGATATGCAGCACGTTAGCCGTATCAGGAACAGGCCAAACCTTGATAGTTGCGTCAGGCATGGTCGCCTCAAACTGCAAAACCTGTACCAAGTTGCTTGTTGATGTCTTGTCTGATATGTCATCCCAACCATTACGGGAGATAATATCAACATCGTAATCTGTGCCGGATTCGGTCATGTAGGCGTACTCAATAGCAACTGGCCTATCAGATACCAAGTCACCACTAGGGCCAACTGTATAAGATCCTGTACCGTTTACCATTGTGATTGACTCATCACGCATTGCGTAAATCATCAGCTTGTCATTTTCCCATTCATCAAGCATGGCGTTGAATGCAACAAGCGCATCAGCCGCATCATTGGTGGATGGAGACTCGCCTGCCTCAAGCACTCTGATAAGTCGTAATGCTCTGGTGATCCTATCGAGTGCGGTTGCCATTAGACTGCCTCAAGCTTCTCAATGATTGATGCTGCGCCTGCCTTGTGATGGACAATAATGCCCTTGTCTTTGGCTGCTGCGCGTAACTCATCAATATCCATGTCAGCATAAGCCTTCACCGATAGCCTGTTAGCCGTTTTTGGCTTGCGTGATGCTTCATAATCATCCTGATCGCCGATTAGAGTCCAGCCGTTAGCTTCTAAGCCTTCACGTTCTGCCGGATTGTATGAAATATGGATTCCATGTTTGCCTTTGTAATACTGCATCTATCTACCTCTCAAATAATTGGCAAGGTTGCCTACAAATGTTTTTAGCCCAACATGAGCCATATCAATATCAGGGTCGATCCATACTTGCTCGCCCATCGCTCTCCAGCGCTTGCAAAAGCTGTAATCTTCCCCGAACTTCTTATCCCCTTCCCAATACGGGTCAAACAATGCCCAAGCCGTATCATCAGGAGCGTTCTTACTATAATGCTCTAGCTCACAACGGTAGTGAGTAACCATCTTCTCCAGCATCCTACGGCTCATCTTCATGAACCCTGCCGGAACAGCGTCAACCTCTAGTAAGCCTGTGTCTGGGTCAGCCCATAACTCAGCCTTTGTTTGATCCCAAGAGACTGAGTATTCAATCGGGTCTTTCCGCATTGGGTAAATACCTGATACGAAATCAACTGGATGGTCTGCAAGACGTAATGC